AAAAATCCTAACTCAAGATTAAGACAAGCGAGGAAAAGGTGGAAGTGTTGAACAGACAAGTCACAATAGCTATTGTAACAGCTTTCATCATCGGCGTTGGCGGTGTTGGTTATAGTTGGGCTGATTGGGTCACTAAAACTCTTATTGCAGTGGATAAAAGAACAGAGGTTATGGCCTCTCAAATTAGTTTCATCAAAGAACATATGGAGAGAAATTATGGCAATGTCGAGGGCGCAAATGCGACAACAAGTTTCCAAGCCACCTTCAAAAAATAAAATGCCAAAAGGCTTAACTTATTACAGAAAAGGTGGAAAAGCTTCTGCAAAATCAAAAGGTAGTAAGATTTGTCCAGAAGGAAAAGCGTGGGCGAAAAGAACGTTTGATACATACCCTTCAGCGTATGCAAATCTTGCAGCATCTAAATATTGTAAAGATCCAAACTATGCTAAAAAATCAAAGGGCGGTAAACGTAAAGGTAGATAATGGCTGATCCTAAAATAGGAACTGGTAAAAAACCTAAAAAAAGTGGTCGTAGGCTTTATACGGATGAAAATCCTAAAGATACAGTTTCTATAAAATATGCAACGGAGAAAGATGCTAGAGATACAGTCGCAAAAGTAAAAAAAATCAACAAACCTTTTGCTAGAAAGATACAAATATTAACAGTTTTAGAACAAAGAGCGAAGGTAGCTGGAAAATTAAAACAAGCTCAAATCGCTAAAAAAGGTAAAGAAGCAATTAGAAAAAAGCGCGGTAAGTCTAATGGGTGAACTTAAAAAATGGTTAAAACAAGATTGGGTAAGGATAGGAACCGATGGTGAAATTAAAGGTCCGTGCGGTACTTCAAAAGATAAGAAGAACCCTGACAGATGCCTTCCAAGGTCTAAGGCACGTTCTCTTTCTAAAAAAGATAGAGCTGCGACTGCAAAGAAAAAGAAAAAAGCTGGAGCAAAAGGAAAAACAGTCGTTAAAAACACCAAAAAAGCAGAAGTCAAATTCGCAAAAAAAGGCGGTGAAATCAAACAAACAAAACCCAAAAGGCCGTTCAAAGGGAAGGCCAAAAAAGGGACAGCCGTAGCTAGAGGCTGCGGTGCAATTATGGCAAATCGACGTAAGCGCACAAAGGGTGCGGTAACACAATCTTGAAAGGAGAAAACTTATGGCGATGAAAAAGAAGGGCTATCGTAAAGGTGGCAAAGTAAAAAGAATGATGAAAGGCGGTGCCGCAGGCGGTAAAAAACCTAGAAGAATGATGAAGGGTGGAGCCGCAGGTGGTAAAAAGCCTATGATGATGAAAAAAGGTGGTAGAGCAGGCGGTGCAAAGAAAATGACCGTAGCACAACTTCGCGCTGCTGCTAAAAAAATGGGGTACAAAGTAACTAAAGCATAATGCCATATTTACATAGTAATATACCCTATTTTAAAGCATGGGTTCGCCGTGAATACACTCATAACCATGAAGAGTATCACGGCGAATTTTTACATGCTATGGTTGTTGGCGTTACATCAATGCCAAACAGGTGTCTTAGCTTTCAGGTTATCTTTACTGGTAGTGAAGCTGAAGGTGAAGAGGAGGACACAGTACACGGTGGAGCAATGTGGGCTAGAATGCCCATAACCGCGTTAGTTGCCGACATTCCTCTAGATGAGTGGCCTGAACCAATGGAAACTTATGATGCACAGCCTTGGGATTGTGCTTCGTATAATCATGCAGTGTATGTTATAGATCGTGCTACCCCATGCCCTTGGTTGGCAAAGGTAGATGGTCAAATGCATCCTGCTAAATACCTTTTTACAGTTGATTACGCAGAGAGCGAGATAGCAGACGATCCTGCACAACATAAACAGAGTCACGTTTTACAACTACTGGACGCGGGAGAATGGACAGGTAATATCGTGGCTTTACCAAATAACAGAGTAAGAGTAACGCACCCTGCATGGTTTCAAGTGGGAGAGGGTGCGCCTGATTTTAAACCTTCACAACATATACACTATTCAAAAAGTGATTTAGACTATACATTAGACGTAAATCGCATTTTTGATAATCTTTATAACGAGGAATAAAAAATGGCTGTATCAGGATCAACAGACTTTGAATTAGATGTAGCTGAGTATGTAGAAGAAGCCTTTGAACGTTGTGGTTTAGAGGCTCGTACAGGCTATGACCTGAAAACAGCCAAAAGATCTCTTAATCTGATGCTTGCTGATTGGGCTAATCGCGGTCTAAATCAGTGGACTATAAAGCAAAGAACACAAGCATTAACAGCGTCTGATGGTCAATATGACATGCTTACAGACGTTATTGATGTTCTTTCCGTTGTTGTAAGAAGGGACGGAACAGACTTTACAATGGATAGGATTAGCAGGGATACATACCTTGCTATTCCTACAAAAACCACAACAGGAAGACCGACGCA